TAGATTATCTCTTTCTTATAACATATATAAGGGGTATTAAATTTTGGTAGGGGTCTACCAATTTTTGGTAGGGGGTGTCTACCAATTTTTACTACCCCCTACCAATTCCCGTACCCTCTAAATGAAGAACGTTCAAATATTTAAGGACGCCTGCACCGTTTTCAACCGCTCCATTTGTCGATAAATCACGTACAGTTTGAACCTCAAAAGCGGGTAGCCCGCTTAGCTGCTTTAGAACGTCTGTTCTACTTGAACCAGCGGGAACAACAACGTGCCCTAAAACGACAAAATCACCAATTCCAGCGATAGTCTGAGTGCCATTCTCAGCGTGTACAGTGTCTACAGGTATCTGAACCGTGTAGGACTTAGCTGTGACTGCTTGACCGTCTGAGGTAACAGACCTTTGAACCCTCTCAGACCACATAGCAGGACTGTATACGGTTGCTTTGTAAGCGTCATACTCTAGTTCATAGTGTTCAGCGTCTAGGCGGTTGATAACGGTTACAGTACGGTTTAGCAGCCTTTCAGTGTTGATGTTCATTGTCTACCTCGCATTGTTCCAGCACACGCAAGCAGAAACAACATCAATCGGTAACAACTCGCAAACCCTAACGTAAGCCTCAACCTCAGCTTGATTGTTTGTAGTGCCACCGTTAGCGAAACTGAAAGAGTTAACGCCGTTGTTGAAACTGGTTACAACTTGACCGCTAGCAATAGCCTTTCTAGCCTCTCTGATACCGTCTAGGCGGTCGATAATTGCCATTGTGGCATTACTTACCGCATCACCCAAACCTTGCGCCTCTAAATCGCTTAGAACGCTTGGAGACTTTAGGCGGTTGAGTGTCCATACATCGAGCAAACTCTCAGCCTCAGCCTCAGCCTTAGCAAAATCGGCGGTGTTCAGCTTGCCACCCATGGAAACGTATTTGTCATAAGTCAGGTACATTACAACCCTCTTTCTCTAATAAAAAGCCCCTACCCGTATTATACAGGCAGGGGCTAGATTGACAGACGGGCTAATTGTTAAGCGGAAAACTTAACGTAAGCAAGTCCAACAGCGTTTGGACGGGTTACGGTTGCACCGTAGACGTGGAGACCCTTAACAGCGTCCGCAAAGCGGTCAGTTGGACGGTATGCCTCGGTCTTGAGAACCTGATTAGCGAAAGTACCGCAAACAGGTGAACCAGCAATAACGGTGAACACGTTAGCAGCAGGGCTAGGGGCGTTGTTGGAGGTCTGAATCTCAAAACCAGCAGCACGGTAGACAGTACCCTCAGTGAGACGCTGCTCACCTGCGTCAGAGACTGCGACAAAGCGAGGGTCACGGAGCATAAATCCCTCAAACTCAGCAGGAACAACGCAAACACGACCAGTCTTAGGAAGATTAGCTTTGTCCAGCTTAACCTTGAGGTCAATCAGAGTGTCATAAGCGTTTTCCTTAGTGATAGTAATAGGTGCAGCGGTAGTACCCAGCTTAACGCCACCCTTAGCAGCAAGAACGCTAGCGAGATACTGGTCGGTAGAATCAGCAAAGGAATTGCCAGCCTCGGTGGTAGCGCCGTCAATCAGATTAGCCTTAGACTGTGCAGCGTCAACGTCATCAACGGAAACATTGAAGTACTCAGCCTTATCAATAACAAGGGTCTGGTCTTCAACGTTTACAGCGTCAGGGGCTGCAATAGCTGAACCCTTAGTGTAAGGCTTAACAGTGACCTTACCGATAGAACCGATATGGACGGTGTCACCCGCCTCTGTAATCTCGCCCTCGTAATCGGTGTTAAACAGCTTGTTGTAAACAAGTGCCTTATCGAGGGAATCGAGAATCTTAGCAGACCAAATCTGTGGAACAAACTTTGTAGTTGCCATAATAGAACCCCTTACTTGTTCAGTAACTTGTTAATTTCGTCCATGTGCTTACGCACATCTTCAACACTCATACCCTTAACCTGCTCTAGTGACTGAATAGGCTGAACGCCCTGAGCCGTTGGCTCACCCATAGGCATTTTCTGCGGGTCAGCCTGTGGGTTGGCAAAAATGCCCTTATCGTCACCTGTGGCGGTCTTGAGTACGTCTGCAATGCTCATATCAGGGTTAGCCTTAGCGGTGGCATAGGCAGCGTTAAAAATTGCGTCTCCTACAACCTTAGAAACGAACTTCTTAGAACCAATCTCAGCGTCAAACTTAGCCCTAAAGTCCGAACGGCTAGCGGTTTCAGCCTCTTTGTTCTTGCGCTCTGTTTCTGCTTTCTCATACTCAGCAATCTGAGTTTTGAGGGCTTCAATCTCTTCAGACTTAGCAGGGTCTACCTTTGAGGCGCTCTCTAGTGCAGCGTTAGCCTTTTCTAGCTGTGTCTCAAGTTCTTTAACCTTAGCAGCCTTAGCCTCGGTTTCAGCCTTGGAACGGTAATTCTCAAGAACGCCGTTCTTAATAGCTTTCATCTGCTCTTCTGTGACCTCAATACCCTGAGCCTTTAGAATGTCCTGAATGTCCTGCATTGCTTTTCTCCCGTCTAAGTTGACTTTTTAACCGCTCACTAAGCGGTACACGGTAGCTACATAAAGACGTAGCCTCTGAGAAACATTGTACAACACTTCTCAAAGGCTTTCTACAAGGCTATTTAGTTGTTTTACGGGTAAATTATCCACCCATGGCAATATAGGGGCTTAGAACGCCTTAGAACAGGCTTAGAAAGTAGTCTCCTAGTTCGGTAGCGTCTGAGAAATCGACTAACCACTCTTTAGTATCGCTATCCCATATAGCGCCGAACTCTTTTAACAAGTCTCTAAACGGGTATGTACGCCCTTTTATGACGGTTACCCCGTTCAATTCAGACGGGATAACCTCTACATCACAATTTATAACGGCTTGATAGAGTTTCTCAGCCTGAGCAGGTGAAACGTCATTTATCATCTAGGCTACCTACAATGTTGATAAAGTAGTCTAGTCCGTTATCAGTCCAGTGAACGCCTAGCGGTTGTAGTTCAGTTAAACCGTCTGAACGCTTTACGGGCTTGTACCAAACGTAAGCGCCCCAGCTAGCCCGTACCCTATCACCTAATAGCGGTGAAATATCTTCATGTTTTGGTAGTACGGTATCATCACGGCTTTTAGATACCATTACATACGCCTCTGTTAGCTTTGAATAAGTACGCTCCATATCTCCCCCTTATGGTATGGCGGGGTAGTCGAACCCCCGCCCGTTCGTTCGTCTATTTATAGTTCGCTTGCAACCGTAGCAACGCACTCCAACAGACCATAATACATACCCTCTTCGTAATTGATATATTTAAGCCTGTAGTTGAAAAAACTAAACTCGCCTTGGAACTTCCCTAGGTTCTCACGTGTAACCTCTTTACCGTTGAGAATACTGTTTACATCGTTGTTTACCTCTAGGATAGATACTGGCTCACCTGCATATTTAGCGGTGCGGTAAATGTACTTAACAATCCACTTTGTAGCGGTCATATTCCTGCGTAGCTGCTCACGTGTAGTCATTTCTAAAACCTTTCGCCGTGTCGAGGTTTGACCTTGTGTCTCCCTCTTTGTTGATAACAACTATACGCCTTTGTTGCGGGTTGTCAACAACAATTCAGTAAATATTTTTCATCACATTTCCTACACATAAGAAAACACCCACGGGTGAAAGGAGTAGCCCCGTGGGTGGTATGCCTTTGAGTATAAGGCTATTTAGCGGGCTTGTAAACTGTCACACGCTCCATATGAGGCTTTATACCAGCTGCACGGCTTTCAGCCCTGTAGAACTTTGTAGCGTCTCTGATATCGCTATCAAGTCCCGCTGTATCTGTTCCAGCTGCCTGTAGAACGGCTTTCTCAACGTACTTCTTACGGATAGCGGTTTCCATTCTGCGTTGATATTGCGTAAACTCGTAGGCGGTCATATCACCGTTTGAGGTGTGTACTATCCTCTGAGACTGTTCACGTAACTCTCTAAGCTGTGAACGGGTTTGAGCGGGTCGAGATAGCCCTAGAATAATCGGCGTTGTAGTGTGATGGCAATTATAGCCATGCGCAATAGGACGGGGTAGGCTCTCGTTTAACTTCTTGAACTCAGCATGACTATATTGCTTACCCTGATATGGTAGGTGGTCGGCTGCACATAGCCCATGCGCCGATATCTCTACACCATTAGCCCCAAACGCTACGCCTACCTCTTCACGGGCTTTTTGCATTGTCATGCGGTAGTTGTCATAGACGTTACCGCTTACCGCTGAATACAACTCACGGGTAACCCCGCTAGGGTAGAACACTCTAACGCCCCTCTGAGCCATTCTAGCGGTCATACGCTTAATAGACTGCACATAGTTCAATTCTCCCGCTTGCATAGCTGAGACTGCCTCCTGTAGGCTCTCACGGTATGCCTGAGCAATGGGAACGATACGCCCCTGTGGGTTGACTAGACCCATAACAGAGGTAGAAAACATTGTTTCGATTGTGTGAACGGTTGAGCCTAAACCAGTCTCTAGGGCTGTACTTGCTGCGTAGATATCGCTCACGCTGTGGAACGTTCTAGCATTTGCAGCAAATAGAGGGGCGCTCCATGCGTCAATATCGTCTGAACCATTAGCAAACACACGCCTAGCCCGCTTAGTTAGCAGGTTAGACGTGTTATTTGCGATTGTGGCAATATCCACTAGACCAACTAGGGACCACTTAGCAACGTCCGAATAGGTAGTGTTTTCGTCTACCCGCTTTAAGTGCTTAGCTATCACCATAAGAATAGCCAACTCACCCGCTAGGGCTGCTAGTTCTATCCCTGTACGGTCTTTCTCTCTCACTATTCAACCTCTTCAAACAGTGGGTTAGTAGGCTTAGACGCTGCGATTTCTTCTACCCTTTGCCTTGCAACCTCGGGGCTTTCACCCATGACTAACATACGATAGTCTACGGCGTCCGTTGCACCGATTGCGTTACCTGCCAAAATAGCGTTTTGCTGGTCGCTGAACGTGTTAATGTATTCATCGCTCCACTTGTACTCTACATCGTAATCACCTACGGGGGTCACGTTGTAATAGTTGTAGATAGCGTTCCAGCTGTAAACCATATCATCAAGATAACTCTCAGCAACCTTACGCCCCGTCTCAATGAATGACTGAGTTTTAACGGTAGCCTTGCGTACATTGTCCACATTCTGATATGCCTGTTCGTTAAGGTTGGATAGAACGCCTGAGGAAATACCTACGCACTTCTCAACTTCTTGATACTGTTTCTCCAATGCGTCAATGTAGGGTTGCAACTGAATGGTAGGCGCCCATTCATTGAGTAATGAACCGTCTGAACCTGTACCCTGCATAGTCATAAACAGACGTTCACGCCCCTCAGGTAGCTTTAGACGGGCGTTTACAATCGCACCGTCTGCGTTTCGCTGGTAGTCCTTAACGAATAGAGACCTATCGGCAAATACGGCTTTCTCTGATAGTGCAAACTCAGCGTGCATTTTGTCGATTAGGTAGTGAATTTCTTGAATAGGCTTAGACGCACCGTAACAAATCGGTGTGCCTTTCTGAGCGTTAGGGTTTTGAGGGTTGAGCGTAAACGAACGGTAACGACCGATTAGGAGACGGTCAACGTTTGGAATTATCCACTCAGCCTGTTCACCGTATGCAGACCAATCAGGGAACTGCTTAAATGCATCATCATCTTGAATAACGCCGTTCTTAGCTACGTAGGTTCTATAGCGGTTTGCGAACGTCTGCGAGCCGTCATAGGCGGTGTAGGGTACTAACTCAATCAGTCTTAACAGTGTCCACTTAGCGCCGTTACGTTCTTTCTTTTCGTCCACGATGTAGATACAAGCGGTAATCTCCGAACCGTTAGCGCCCAAAATAGCAAAATTTTCAGCCGTGACAATGGAGTTGTACATAGAACGCCCGTTCCATGCGGGAACAGTGATACAGTCACCCGTTAGAAACGCCATAGAGCAAACGTTTGTAAAGCTGTCACGCACAAAGTCGGTACTCACACGGTCAAGCGCTACGGCTCTGTCTGATTGACCAACAACAGGCATTGTAAATTGCATTGTCATAAGGTTAGCGAGGCTCTCAGATACCATACTCTCTACTGAAAACTCTTCACCTTTGCGACCGCTGTCACGGTATGCCTGAGATTGTTCCATGCCTTGAATACGTCTACCCAGTGAACGGGCTATGCTGTCAAGTAGTGAATTGATTAGACCCATGTTGTAAGCCTCTCTAGTTCATATCTAATAGATTGATACCGACCGTTTCCACAAAGTAACGCATAGCGTCGCATGAGTGGTCGTTTTCTTTTATGACGGTATCACCTTTACCCTGCCATGAGTATACTCCAAGTTCAGATATAAGCCCTGTACAAGCAGGTGAAATGATTAGCTTGTGGGTGTTCATTAAGGTTGTAACGTGCTGTATGCCCTTTAGAACGTCATTCTTAGCGCCTCGGACATTGTAAAAGCCCTCTTTGCGTATCAGTTCAATCAGACTAGATGCGCTAGGATCTACTATGACTTCATCAACCCATAAGCCTTTGAACATCGCTTTAACGTTAGCCCAATGCTCTTCATCGGTTAAACGTCTCTGTTCCTCTTTGCTGTCGTATCGGTATTCCTTAAAGCAATAGGCTACACCGTTACGTACAACCCATAGCAAGGCTGCAAACGGATTTGTAATGCCATAGTCAATGGAGCAATAAACAACGTCTGAACCGTCAACGTCTATATCCCTGCACATGGTCTTTTTGTCGAAACAATCGTATACAACGCCCTCGGCTGCTACCCAGTCACCCAAGATATAGCGTTGGTGGAATACCCCGCTGTACATAGTCTCGTAACGTCTTAGAGTATCTTCTGAAAGGCTAGGGTTATCCCTAAGAGTGAACTTTAGGTATAGGGCGTTATGTTCACGGGCTTTATCTATCCATTCTTTTTTGAACCAATGCGTAGGTGAAGCAGGGTTACAGTTGAAGAAGAACCTAGCGCCTTGAACAGAGCAACGGGCTAGACATTGCTCAACGAATGACCTTACGCATAGAACGACCTCATCAATTAGGCAACCCGCTGCCGTGAAACCCTGTACAAGTTCGTAGCTTGCTGCGTCTTTACCGCCAAACACTACGTAGACGTTCTTAACCTTGCCACGCCTTACAGTCAACTCATGCGTATAGCTAGAGTATGACATTGAGAAACGCTTTCTAGCCCATGCTAGAGACTGCAAAGGCTTAATGACGTTACGGACTACGCTCTCAATGGACTTACCGCCGATAATAAACGTCTGATTGTTGTAGTTGGACATAGACCAGTTGATAAAGCTGCAAGCCATGAATGACGTTTTACCGCTACGGACTGCACCGTCACATATTAGGGCTTGATAGTCCGTGTAGGGAAACGCCATGACTTGAGCCTGCTTTAGGCTAGCTTTACTCATGCTCTAGCCCCTTAGCAAGCCCCTCTAGTGCCTCGCTTAGTGGGTCTGTGTCGGTGTCTGTACCCTGTCTTTGGATATCCTCGAACCTCTTAGGGGCTAGGCTGTACTCCATAGGGTATTTACGCTCTAGCAGCCACGCTGCGGCCTTCCAGTCTCTCTGCTCTGCAGCTGCTAGTATCTTATCGGTGAGATACGTTTTGTAGTCCAGTTCAGCGCTTTTTATTGCCTCTGAAAACGCCCGTTCCCTTGCATTTGAGGGCTGATTTACCCAGCGGTAAAAGGTACTCTCTGTAATGTTACAGGCTTTAATAATATCAACGTTCATAGCGCCTTTACGCTTTAGCTTTACGGCTATTTCTAACGTTTGCTTATTGCACTTCAATATAATTCACCCCTAAGGCTTTAATAGAACGTTTGTTTTGTATCTATTTTACCTTAGGGGCGCTTTTTTGGTGTGTTTTATTCAGTTTTGGGGCGCTTTTTAGTCCTTTTGAGCCTCTGAGGGGCTTTTTAAGGCTTCTTCTAGCTTATCAAAGACATCTTTTTGTAGACTGTCTATAACGGCTTGTATAGCGTCTCTCATGCTCTCTAGGCTATCACTTTGACCGTTAGGGTTACGCACTGTTACATCGCTATCAATGTATAACCATTGAGGTGTTTCCCATGCGTCGCAACAAGTGCATAGCAAGCGCTCTAATTCATCGTCTCGCTTGTAAGTGTGGACTAGGTACTCTTCATTATCATACCAAACAGTACCGCCGATATAGATAGGGTCACTGTTATAGTCTTTCGCTACAGGGCGGTGAACCTCTAAAGCACACTCGCATAGGCTTTCTAGCTTTTGCTGAACCTTAATATAAGCGTCCGTATCGCTTATATTCTCTACTGAGACGATACCAAAAAAATCTTTGAACACACATGACTTAAAGCCTAGGAACTCAATATAATCAATGCCTTGAGGCTCTTTCAGCCTGTCATAGATTTCTTGAACCTCTAGCCTATTCATCTTCGGTTTCCTCTTCCTCGTCTAAATCATCAATAGCCCTTGCTAGTCCGTTTCTGAATTGCTCAATAGCCTTTGCTTTTAAGTCACTATCAAGTGAATAGGCGCACCACTCAGCAAGCTCAGCAATGCCGTAAATCTTTCTAAAGGCAGCAGGTCTATCAGTATCAGACGCATAACTCTCAAAACCGTTACAACTTGCTACATAGAGTTTATAGTTAAACTCTTTCTCAGTGCGGTTGATTGGTGTTATCTTGCACCAACTTTTACCGTATTGCTGAGTAGCCCACTCATACAGGGTTTCATCGTCCATTGCTTGCGCTGCTTTGAGCGCCGCAACTTCTCCAAAACCGTAATCTGTATCTTTGAGTTTATAGCTACTTATAACCTCATACTGTACCGCTTTAAGCGAACCAACTTGAAACATTACAGACCTATCAGCGTTTGACGCCTTTACCTCTTCCAGATTGCTTTCTAGCCCGTTAAAACGTTCATCACGCTCTTTCTCTAGTGTGTCCAGCCTTGCCAGTACGTACTCTTCCGCTGAATTAAACATAGTATTTCCTTTCTATTTCTGTGAATTAAAACCGTCAACGTAACCCCTGTTGTATGCCTCCGTTTCTCTCTTTAGGGGGTCACGAAAAACTGCATTTATTGTCACTACCAACACGCAAACAGTAATTAGGACAAACATAACCATTACGGAAACGCCGTAAACGTAATTAAACCAGTCCATTATTTCTCCTTTCTATAGCGCCCCGCCCCGCTTTGAGGCGGGGGCTTGCTGTTATTTAATCGATGACCTTACCCCTGCGATTGAGTTTCTTGCCTGCCTTGAGGTCTGTGTAAATCTCGATTAAGCGGGTTTTGCTAGCGGTAATATAGATAGTGTCATCTTCTTCACCGTTTGGGTGGTAAAGACCTCTTACCTGCTCACCCTCTACGTTGTAAGCGCCACGGTTTGAGGCTGCTACGGTATGATTGCTTACACGGTACTTTTGACCGTCAATAGTGAAGTAGTAGCTATCCTGCATAAGGCTAGAATCAATACCGTTATCATCGCAAAACTTCTCAATCTCGTTCATCTTTGCAGCGAACTCACGGGCTGCGGACTTGCTAGGTTTCCAACGATAAGACATTTTGTAACTCCCTTTCAACGTGTCGGGGTTTCTTTAACCCCTTTGTTGACTATTACTATAGGGTGTATGTTGCTAGTTGTCAACAAGAAAATAGCCTACACATTTTCTACACAATAGAACCCCAGTTCTATATATGCCACCGCTAGGAACGGTTAAAAGGACGGTCTAAACAATCAGTTTTAGCGGTCATAATACCACGCTCAAAGTTGATACCCCTCTTAATTCTGCGCCCCCCCGCACTAATTCCAAGCGCTGAGACGGTTTCTACGCCCTTAAAGTGAGCGGGTAGCACATCTACGCCGTTATGGTGTTTAGCCCGCTCTAGAACGGCTGCAAGTTCCCTAATAGCGTCCTTTACTGCGTCCTTGCTTTGAAACGTGATACTAATCTGACCCATTGATACCGCCCGCCTCTCTGATTGCTGCGTCAAACCTGCTTTTGTTGATTTGTATATCCAACTCAGGAATACGCATTTTAAGCCAACGACCGATAAACGGGGTTAGTGTGTTGGAGATACCGAACGTGTGCAATACCCCGTTATTGTCTGTGAACGGTACGCTCTCAATGCGTAGCCCGCTCTCATAACGCAACTTTTCGATTAGGTACTTAGCCGATACTCTAGCGCCTCGATAGTAGAACCCTCTAGCCTGTGTATAGAACCAGTGCATAGCAAGCGGGTTTTTCTCTTTCCATTCCTGCCATAGTTCAATAACGCTCTCAGGGCTTAGCGGGTACTCATAACGTCTATTGTCATACATAGTTACACCTTTCTTGTTAGCGGGGCTGTTACGCCCCGCCTAGCCTGTTTACTCGTTCATAAAAGCCGTAAACTTTACGGGAATTTCAAACGCCATTCTAACGCCCTTTGTTTCAATCTCGTTAACGAAATACCAAAGGTCACTAGGCTCTAGTTCTTTACCCTCTAGGGCGTTTGTAAATGACTTTTCCCAAGCCTTGAGGTTGCCACCGTGTGCAGGTGTACCCAGTTCTTTAGCCGTTCTAGCTGTGTACTCTACTAACCACTGTACAGGCTCGTAATTACGGTTGATAATCTCGTAAATGGTATCAATGTTTTCAGCGGTGAAACGGTCTAGGTAGTCGGACTCATTCCATTCATTGATATGCCTAGCGTTATCACGGAAATAGTCATGCCACATCTCGTTTACTTCTTCATCTATTGCAACCTCGTTGTAGCCCTCAATAGTGCCGTTTTCCTGTTGGCAAAAGTCATAAAAAGAAAATTCAGCCATGCTATACCCTTTCAGTTTGTCGGAGTTCCTGTAACTCCTTTGTTAGCTAATACTATACGGGGTATGTTGCTAGTTGTCAACAACAATTCTAAAAATAAAGTGGAGGGCGCAAACCCTCCACAAGCCCTACATATTAGCAGGTAGATATTCTTTTCCAGCCTCTTTCTGACTTGATAGCGTCAATATATTTAGTCGGTTTATCAAAAATCTTATATTCCCAATGACCGCCGTTAACCGCTGGTAGTCCTTGCTGTACTGCCTTTTGCGGTACTGTGACCCACCTAAAATGTAGCCTATTTTCATGCGCTAGACCGTGGCAACCGCTAGCGTTACCGCTACCGCATAGAGTAATAACGGGTTTGTCTAACTCAATACCGTTAACGTACATCTTACCAGCTGAACGCCTTACAATGTGGTGATTGTTCAGTGGATAGGTACAACCGCATACAACGCACCTGTGAGCCTTGATAGACGGCTTACCCATTAAAGGCTGTAAAATAGCAGGTAAAGTAGTTACTTTTGCCATTTCTAACACATCTTTCTCACGTAGACCGTATTGAACTCATAGCCGACTTCTACGGGCTTACCCTTAGCGTGTAACATCAAGCCCGCAACCGTGCTAATGGTACTCTCTCGGCTCTCACACGCTTTAGTAATAATAAGGTCGGAACTCTCTAGGAACTGCTCTAGTAATTCTTCGTACTGTTCGCACTCTGTCATAGGTAGCTTGTTCGCTGCCTTAAAACCTAGGTTATACTCGCACATAGCGCCTACCAAAGGTTTTCAGGGCTAATGTTCAAGCCCGTACATAGTTTCTTGAACACTCTTAGAGACGGCTCACGTTCACCCTTTTGCAGCCTAAAGACGGTAGTCCTATCAAGTCCACATTTAACCGCTGCGTCTTTAGTGCTTAGCCCCTGCTCTTTGAGTGCTTTCTGTAGTGCTTCTTTGTTCATGTTTTAGCCTCTCTCAATATCTTCTAACATTGCTGCGTAACGCTCTTTTGTGCTGCGTTTCCTGCCTGTCTTAAACTCAAGCGGATAACATACCTCTAGTACCCTGTTATATATGCGCTGTTGCGTAATATCAGGCGTATGTACTAACTCTGAACGGGTTAGGTTGGTACTAACCACCATAGGTTTACGGGCGTTATAACGACCGTCAACCACCGCATACACGAACTCTTGAGCAAACGGGGTAGTCCTTTCGGCGCCTAAGTCATCTAAAATAAGCAAGTCGCAACTTAACAGTTGACCCAATAGGCGCTCTGTAGCCCTTTTCTCTGTCGTATCTTTGAATACGACTAATTGAGGTACTGAACGCATAATAACGCTTTTACCTGCGTCTATAACCTTGTTAGCGATAGCACAACTAGCGTATGTTTTCCCGCCGTCTGGACTGCCAAACAGTAATAGCCCGTAATTAGCGCCCTCAATGCAGCGGTTAGCGTATTTCTCGCATTTCGCTAGCTGCTCTACACCGTGCAGCCCGTCCGCTGCCTCGAACGTTTGCGCTGCCATTTCCTCGAACTGAAAGGCTTTTTTAACCCTCTCAGCCCGTGCAGCTTTAAGGGCGTTAACCCTCTCAGCTGCCTCAGCTGCCTCATGTTCTTTAATCTGACAATCGCACATAGACGGGTACAGCCTGCCATTGTGTAGGTAGGCTTTAGGTTGACCGCAAACCTCGCAAACGGGAACGTCTGAACCCTCATATCCACCCAGTACATTAACCACGTTTACCCCTTAAAAAGCACACTCTAAAACCTCTGTAGGCGCTTGCTGTAGATAACTCTCGAACTTAGACGCTCTAAACAAGGTTTCAGGTCTTAGATACTGCCTCATATCCGTTCTTAACCACTCAGACGCTTTCACGTCTATTACTTTGATACAATCATCTACTGTGTAGCCCTCATTCAGACGGGCTGTAACGGGTTTAGAACTGCTATCCCGTCTATAGTCGTATGATTTACCAGTAACCTCGTTCAAATGCTCTATAACGGCTCTCACGCCCTCAGAGGTACTAGCGCTAGTCTCTTTCTGTGGTACGGAACGTTTACGGCGTGTAGTAACGTAAGAGTTAAACGTTACGCCATTGACTACCGTCTCAGACTTAACCAGTAAACCACACTCAACCAACCCAGCAAGCACGTTTGATACAGTTGATAGGCTGCAACCTGTCCAGTCGCTTATATACTGCCTTGAACCGTGGAAACTGTGACCCTCGGACTGACAAAAACCATAAATAAGGGCGTAAATAATCAGTTCGTTTCCTTTAAGCTCCAACTCTGACCTCATAAACGACTGAATGACGATATAACTATCTCTATTCATCGTGCGACCTAGCGATATCAGCATAAACACGGTGTATCAGCATATCCATTCCACATTTTGAAAGATATACAAGCCCGCCATTTTTACCGCCCGCACAATCTAGACAAACGCTTTTTTCAATCGGGTTGATATAAGCTACTTTGTCTAGGTTGATAATAGTATCGTAGCCTCTTACATCTTCAACAATCAGAAAGTTACTCTTCATCTTTACCCGCTAACTCTTTTAGCTGGTCGGCAATGCTAACAAGTTCTGTATGCAAATCGCTATCAACGGAAAACAAATAATCTTCTAGAACGCCTTGCATACGCTTGCTAATACTTTGAACCGATACAGGGTTTTTACGTGTAAGATTATCGGCTGAATACGAACAAACAAAGTCGCTACCCTCGCAGGTTATAACTACGTTGTTTATACTCTCATTAAAACGGATACTACAAACGGTTATTTTAGCCCCGTCATTGTCATATAACGTATCTCCAATATGAATAACTTGACCGTCTTTATCCAGCGGTAACTCAACCATGTTTGACGTGTCGCATAAATCAAAAATGATTTTTTTAAGTTCGTTAATATCTTCATCAAGTGTAATTTTTGTAGTCGTATTTTGTCCTGTCACGGCTCTATAAAAGCTGTAATAGTCTGTATCGTTACAGTAGTTCAGTCTATTAGCGATACCCTCACGCTCTTCTTTACTCAGCATTGTTCATCAACTCCTTATAGTGGGAACAAAACTCACACGCTGAACAGTAATTCAGACACTTGCTATCCTCGCCCTTTCGATGTTCAACATAGAAACCCTTGCCCTCTTGCTCTACTCTAGCGTTAGCATCTTCCTCACTGTCATAGAGTTTTACGGCTGTCTTTCTACCCTCTTTCATGACGGCGTATTTATCGGGCTTATGCCAACGCTCAACATCGGAGCATAGGGGTAAATCATCATCGCTCAATTTCTCGGCTGCCTCAATCTCTGCAAACTTAGCTTTGAGCCAACGCTCGAACTCTTCTAGGTCTTTGTCGGTGAAGTTCCAGCCGATACGCTGAACGGGGTGCTGTGGGTAGGTATGGTCGGTCTTTGCCTTAGTCTTAGAGTGGTCTTTGAGCATTCCCACGATTTCACCACGGCGGGCGTTAAAACCGATTTTACGCAATAGCCAAACATAGGCTAGACATTGAGTGCGCCAGTCGTCAAACTCTTTGTAAATGAATTTCCAAACGGTAGCTGTTTTGTAGTCTGTGACTGTACCTGTAGCGTCATCGTACAAATCAAAGATACCGCTCAACTCATAGCCGTTTTGTACTTCTACCGATAGCCAATTCTCCTTTAGCTGGTCGGCGGTTTCCTCGGACTGCTCTAAAATCTTATGTACCGCTGAACCGAAAATAGCCCATACCATTTCTGAAACGTCCGTCTCGATTTCCTCGGAGTGTCGGCGCTGTAAAATTGCCTCTCTCGTACCTTTCAAAACAGACGTTACACTATAGCGTTTATCTGTATATTGATAATCGCTGGTAGCTGCGTCTACAAACGGCTGAGGCAGCTTTAACTCATTAGTTAGTTTCATGTTTTATCCTCCTATGATTGTTACCCTTATGAAACTTTCTTGCCTTGTTCGTGGTAGCTTTGTTACGTGTAGGCTTGTTACCTGTTTATCATCGTCATAAGCTACCCCGTTTAGTGCGTCTAGGACTGCTTTAGAAACGTTATCTATATCAGGCTTAGACGTGTCTAATTCTGCTAGTAGGCGTTTAGGTCGGCTCTTAGGTAGTTCCCTGTGAATGAAGATTGATACACTCACCGCCCCGTTGAACTTCTTACCGCCCGCCTCTTTGTATGCCTTAGCTATGGAGCGCTCATACTTCATGTAGCTAGCGGGTGTATAAGCCCTGCCATAGCCTCCACGGGCTGAAAACCTAGGGCGGGGCTTACCTCTTACCTCGCCCCTTAAAACAAACGATTGAAACATTACAGGTCGTTTAGTTCTTGCATACTGTCATGTACGCTACCCGCTGCCTTTGCTAGACGCTTGATATTTTCCTCAAACCTAGCAACAAGAAAAGCGCCCACCTCTTCGTCATTACACTCGCTAATAAGCGACCAATTTACAACGACTTTTAGCCCTACTGTGACTAATTCCTCTAGCTGCTCACGCTCAATCTTGATAACGTCTTTCTCCATGTTTCTATCCTTTCTTTAGCGCCCCGCTACCCTTTGCAGCGGGGCTACTTTGTTGATACCTACTATAGGGGCTTTGTTGCTGGTTGTCAACAACAAATAGCGTTCACACTTCCTACACAATTACACCCTAGAACGGGATATCAGCGTCATACATATCTGTGTTATCGCTGATATCTGCCTGTGTCTGATACTGAGCGGGCTTATCCTGCTTTGTAGACATAAAGGTAATAACGTCTACAATCACTTCAACCTTTGAGCGCTTTTGACCCTCTTTAGTTTCCCATGTTGATTGATGAAGCCTACCCGTGAGACAAACCTTTGTACCCTTTGCGAGGTAGTCTGCGATACTCTCAGCCCTTGCACCGAAGATATTACAATCAAAGAAGTTCGGTACATCTTCCCACTGTCCAGTTTGTGCGTTCTTACGGCTGTCATTGACCGCAATACCAAACGAACAGATACCAGTACCGCCCGCCGTGAAACGCAATTCTGCGTCTCTCGTAAGGTTACCGCTCAAACAAACTGTGTTAATGCCTCTCATGTTTAACCCTCTTTCTTAACCTGTGTTAGCCAACTTGTAACAATTCCAACCGCTGCCACTCTCTGATTGTCTGTGTACTCAATCTGTTTAGCGGTTACGCCTAACTTTTTCATTGCAGGGGTGACATTCAGCGCCTTGATAACGTCATCTACCGTTTTACCCCTCAGATTTGCGAACTCCAAAACCTTGTTTTGTAGTGTTTCCTCTGTAACGCTCTCTACGGCTTTCTGCGGTGTGGTTTGCTGTGTCCTGCGTGTAGTAGTCGTTCGTGTTGCTGTTCGTGTCTTAGGGGCTGTCTCAGCGGGTCGATTATCAAGTGCGTCTACTTCTTCCCCACTATCAACCGCAAATAGACCACAAATAGCGTATTTTCTCGCATAGGAACTAGCTAGACCGCTAATCTGTGCTGCGTCCATGCCTTTCTTTTCATCTTCTTCACGTGCATAGGCTACAGACGTTACAGTTTCCTCGCAACCGTCAACGTAAAACGTTACTGTTGCCTGTGTGTAGTAGCGCTCACCAATAAGTACAACGTTGTCAGTCATGTAGTAACCGCATTTGTATTTCTTGCATAGCGGTTTCAACGCTGCGTTAATGCTCTCTAGGTTTCGGAACTTGTATTTACCGAATGCGTTGTACTGGTCTTTTGGTACGTTCAATTCCTCCCTTACATCGCTTAGAACTGAGTAAACTTTTGACATAGTGCCACCTTTCAACGGTATGAATACCCCCCGCCCTTTGCGAGGGGGTTAATTGACTAATTACTCTTTAACAAGGTAGATAGTTTCGGCGCTTTTTTGCCTCATATTATATTTTGCCATTTGATTATCTCTGAGTAGGTAGTCTGGTGCAGCAAAACCTACGCACTTTAGATAATCTACCAACTCCATTTTTGTTTTGAAAGACTTGCCAAGATAAACACGCTCAACCTCGTTAGTAAATAGGTTCTTTGCGTTGTAGTAAGCTGTCCACTTCATTTTTAATTCCTCTCGGTCGTGTCGGGAACTCTCTTTGTTTCCCTTTGTTGACTATAACTATATGCCTTGTGTTGCTCTCTGTCACCAACAATTTTATAGAAACTTTCCTACATATTTTCTACACAAAAATACCCCGCTAACCTGTACACGATTAGCGGGGCTATGCACGGCGGAGGAGTAGACCGTGTGAGAACAGTATACACTAATTCAGCTTAGTGATTGCGCCCGTTTCATTTGTAGAAACGCTGAGTGTACCGCTCTTAACTGTACCGTCTGTATCTAAGGCATAAGCTAGCCCGTCATGGACTACAACGGCGCTTTTCTGAATACGACCTGTAGCGTCTGTAATGTAGGTTTTACCGTCTACCTCAAACTTACCTACTGCCATAGTGCCACGGGGGGCGCTGTCGCTAGTAGGGTACAAGTAGTATTTTGAACCGTTTACCTCGACAAAGCCCGTTTCCATAGCACACTCTCGATTGTCGGCGGTTTCTCGCATATAGCACCAATACGCCCCATAGCGTACCCAGCCCGTAGCTGCGTAGCCGTTAGCGTCAAAGTAGTACCATTCACCGTCAATCAGCTGCCATGTATCAGCGTACCAGTCGTTTGGAGCGGTAGCGTACCACCAACCCACCGAATTATGCACCCAGTGCGGGGTAAAGCCCGTAGCTGCTTTGTCACCCTCTGCAAGCCTAACCCAGCCCGCTCTATCCAGCTGCGCAACGTTCAAATCAATGTTACCGTTGGCGCTTGAGTATTGCCAAATCGTCCAGTCAGACCATGCGCCCGTATTGTAAATCATCTGTGGCAATTCCCAGCTAAAACGGTTATCGGGATAACCAGCTATCCATAGGGCGGAAACATCGGCGCATGACGCAACCTGTGACCTACCAGCGGGGTACGTGTAAACAAGCGGGTAGATACCCGTTAGGGCGTGTACACGGTCTACAAACTGTCTACACCATGTAGTAGAACCCCATGCGTCATTGTCTCCATTTTCCCAGTCTAGGCATAAAATTGCCTGTCCTACATAGTCCTTTACGCATGAAACGAAAGCGTCTGCCTCTGCTACAGGTGAACCACCCTCGGCGTAATGATAAACGCCGATTAGTTTACCGTCTGCCTTTGCACGTTCAAGCTGTCTAACCATATGCGAATTAAGCGGTCTAGTACCCTGCGTAGCCTTAGCAATGACAAAATCAGAACCGCTATATGCAGTCTCCACGTACCCGCTAGAGTACGTGGAGTAACAAGGCTGATAACCGCTAACGTCAATACCCCTTAACATTACATAACCTCGCTAGAGGGCTTAGAACTAGGCTGTGTATAAGTCATTGCTCTGTCACTATCAGAGAAACCCGCTGTAGTAGGGTCGTTGACAATTCCAAGAATGGCAAGGACTGCAAACAGTGCGTTTACGGCTGCCATAGCTTGATTAGTAACGCCCTCAATCTCGACCTTATAGCCGAAAATACCAGCTACAACCTGTACAAGAATAAGCAGGGCGGGAATAAGTGCGAGCCAAAAAGCCTTGTTCTTCATGCGTACTTTAAGATTAACCATAGTTTAATTCTCCAGTTTCTCGATACGATTGCCTAGATTTTTTACGTCTGTTTTGACCTCTGTGAGGTCGGTCTGAACTTTTTTTGAAACGTCATCAGCCCTACGAGCAATAATGCCGACTACCGCCAATTCAGACGTATGTTTACCCACTGTAGAAACTACTTCAGCGAGTGACTGTTGGTAGCTGCTCATTTGTTCACTCATTACCTGTTGACGGGTTTCTAGGCGTGTCAATGTGTTTGTAATGGTGTTTTTCCATTCTTCTTCACGCTGTCGCTGTTCCTTGCCTCGACCCTGTATAGTCGAAATAGATACCATGCAGCCCAAGAATGAAGAGACTAGACCAATTACAAAAATCAGCATATCACCCGTGATATTACCGTGCATTATTCACCACCCTCTAAAGAAACGAATATATACCCGTCTGTCACTTTCATTATAGCGGTAGCCTACTCCATGCTCTTAGGAAGTATTGGAATAATTCCAGTCGCATAACCGCTAGACCAGTTATACAAGTAAATATGTCCGTCTCCACCGCTAGCCGAACCTACCCAAATCTTAGCGGTATTGTTGCCTGTCTGTGTTCCCATAGGGTGATAGCCCTCGATTGCTGGTAGCAGATTTTTAGGTAGTTGCGCCGTGGTGGTACGTGTTGCATAACCAGCTGCAAGGTAACAATCAAGGTATAACATTCCACCACGTAAGGCATAGCGAACACGACAAATACCGTCATCTTGCAAAGTTACCCAAGGCGTGAACTGTAGCAGCTTTACCAGCTGTTCAAACGTAATATCAACCTTGCTAGCGCCGTTGTTGACCGATACGCTCAACCTGTCAACGTTTGCGCCGATTGCGGTAGTGTTCATTCTGTCATCGCTAGAAAGGCGGGTACTCATAGCCTTAGCCTCTACGCCAAACCCCGCCGTTGGTCTTAGTAGCAAGTCTGCACACGTTAAAAGCGTTGAACGTGTATCGTCTCTACCGTTGCTATAGCTCGCTACGATATTGAGCGCCGTACCTCCAAGCGTAACCATTCCAGCATCAAAGGAGGCTAATTGTGTTGTACCGTTCAGCAACTTCATACCTTGACGGTCGATAGTTGTATGTATTCCCGTCTTACTGCCAACGTGAGCGCCCTCGCTATCGTGTGAGAATGTATTTAACATATCGTCTAACGCCTCTTTTACTGTCGTTGCTGTAGCTTTAGCCTCTTTAGCCTCTTTTGCTGCCTGTTCGGCTAGGGCTTTGAGCCTGTCAATATCGGCGCCGCCACCGTTGCCACCGCCTAGAACCTCAACCATTACAGGGGCGCTTTTCTCGCTTACATTGTGCTTAGGTGAACCGTCATAGTTGCAGGTGTTATCTTCGGCTGTTGCGTATACCTTATAGACCTCACCAACGGTCAAACCGCTAATAATGCACGAACCCGCTGCGGTCAACTCACCCATTTTAACGGGCGTACCGTCTTTCTCAGCGTATAGGGTCACGCAATAAAAATCGGCGGGCTTTTCTTCTTCAAGCGAACCGCTCCAATAGGCAACGATTGAACCATTCTGAGACGCTGCTGCAAGTCCTACGGGCTTACTAGGGGCGGTAGTGTCTCCAACGTTTAAGGCTACACCGTTGCCACTGCCTAGAATGGTCTTAGTGCCGTCTGAATTGTCTACAGAAATAACCCCGCTAGTGCGTGTAGTTGTCTCACGGGCTGCCTGCGCTGCGTTCGCTGCCACGTTTGCCATTTGTTCTACAGGTGATTGTAGACCTACCAATTTAGTGTGTTTCATCATTTCTCCCATGGATCATAAATAGGGTCGAACGTTAGACTTATTTTATCGCTTAGATTGCCTTTCATTTCCATAAGTCTAAGCCTGTAAACGCCGTTTGGCATTGAGGGGTAGCCGTATAGGTCTAAGTCTACTTCTTGACCTGTCCACACTTGCGAGGGCGTGACTGCGTTGCCTGTGTCGTTTATGTAGACTTCACCCGTCAACTGAATTAGTGGTCTACTAGCAGCGTCTAGGGTAGCTTGAGCGTGAGCGGTAACAAGTCCAGCGTTCGACCAGTCATTACTGCCTACGTGCGTTTCTATAAGCGGGTAGCCCTGTGGTCTTTCTGCTAGGGTCATATCTTGAACAAAGCTGCATAGAGTACCCTCGTCTTGTCCTGCACCCGTTCCATAAACACGCATTACAGGTGAACCGTGAGCGACCTTGATACCCTCTATAGTACCCTCGCCGTTATGCCATGTAAGCGTAGGAATTGCGCCCGTCTGATTAAGGTAGGGGTTACCCTCTGAACCTGCGTAAAAAACCCATTTAACCCTATTATCTTCTAGGACGGGTCTAAATTGAATATCAGGACCATTCTGCACGTTAGATAACTCTGTGAGCAGCTTTTTAAGCCCGTTATTTGCCACGTTATAACCGTAATAGGTACGCTGTGAACTGCCCTTCTCACCTCGATATTGCCAATCAATAGGCAAAAAACCGCTAGGCTTTGCGTTGGTGGCAAGGTAGCCAATCTCACACGCAATACCTCTAAGGCTCATGTTGGAAAAATAGATTGTGTCCGTGGTGGTATTGTTCCATGACTTACCGAACGTATCTTCTCGAACTAAAACACGGTTAGCGAGAAAGTCCAGCGGGCTAATTAGGCTAAACGCTGTATCTTCCCATGTATCGGTGCGTGTGCCAATAATTCCAGCGATAACAGGTGAACCGTTCCATAGTAAGACTAGCCCCCTTTTATATGGCGCTAATAGGTCGTTACGTGCCTCTTGCGTCTTTGCTGGTAAAGCCGTCCATGGAATAGTTAGACCGCTACCGTCTAGCTTGCCTACGCCTTTGTCCTTTGTGGTCGATAGTGAGCAGCTAGAAACGGTCTGTGTCCAGCTTAGACTAGGTATGTCTACGGGGGCTAGTAGCGCCCCCGTCATAGTTTCGAAAATGTATGTAGTCCACATTATGCACTTACTCCACCGTCTGAGATAATTAGGCGCTGTCCGGGGTACGAACCCGCATAATATGACGCTGTAAGGTTGGAGGCGGGGGCTGCACCCGAACCCCATAGACGGGCTGCAATAGTATGACTTCCTGCGTCAACCTCTAGGACGTCCTCGAAACATTGCGAGATAACCGTATCAGGGCTACAAGTGAACCTAAAGGCTCTAATTACTGTACCGTCAAGCAGCCAATCTACATAACCACTACCCAACCAGTTATACGTAGTAGGGTTTTTAGCCTGTACAGAAACGGATATTTTAACGTTGATATTACGGTCGGTAGGCAAGGTAATAGACGAACTCGCAAACGTCCAAGGTGTACCCGCTGTAACGTCTGTAGTGGTCTTATTAGTCACATCTGCAATAATGCCAAGGCTTGAACCATAAGGAATAGCGAACTGCCTACTCTCTGCCTCGATTGCGCCGTTAGTTGAAGTTGAACCACCTGCGAGGCGCATACGGGCTACCTCTGTAGCATATTGAGGAACTTGAGGCGCTTTAGGTGTACCGCTCGGTGTACCTTGTACAACACCGATTGTTACGAGGTTATCGCTGTCACCCTTGCTTTTGTCGTGTGCCGTGATATAGACCACGTCAATTCTAGGCATAGAAGAGGTATTAGCTGCCACGGCGGGGGTTTGACCGCCGTCAAAATAAGCCTCTGTGAACCCGTCTCCTGCACCCTTTGAGCAGATTGCCATACCAGCACCCACGATATAGGTTAGCCCTGTAGTGCCTTTGACGGATAGCCCACCAACTACGCCCTTGTTTACCCACTTATGGGCTAACATCTTTCTAATGTCTACATCGGTTGTGCCGATACCGTCCGCCGTTTGACGAACTCCAAACGCTACATTTGCCATACGAAACCCCTTAAATAAACGTATCTCTTAAATTGACCTCTACCGTACCCGTTCCAGCTGCCTCTAATGATAGCGTAACGGTTTCACCTGCTCCAACTACGGGGAATTCACGCAAATAGACGTTACGTGTCACGTCTACACCGTTAACGCTTGCTGTTCTTGTACGACTGTCAAGAATAACGGGCGCTGAACTAACGCCGTCTGAATAGCCTAGCTGTTCACCCGTAGCCGAATTAGTCACGGTAAAGCCAAACGGTAGGTTACCCGTTGCGGTAATGACGGGGTAGGCTGTAGCCGTACCGTGATTAGTGATTGTGCAAATAGACGTTACTCTTTCGGCTGCCACTCCATAGCTAAGCGGGAATGTAAGCACTCCTACGGGGCTATATTGCAAGCCGCCGTAACCTTTTACGCTAGGTGTCATAAATGCCACGGAGAAAGCCTCTGAAAGCCTCTCAGGGCGTGGACATACGATAGTTACAGTAACCTCTTCACGGTTGCGGGTAGCTTTGTCGGCTTTCACATCAACGCTTAGATAGCCCTCTACGAATGTATCGTGATTATCGTCTTTAACTCTGAGTTTAACTAGACCGTGTGCCATTGCTAAAAGGTCGTTTATTGCTTGCTGAACCTCTGAACGGTCTGAACCCTCTGCGTACAACTCTAGCGTGACTGTACGGGCTGAATAGAGTACGGCGTTAGGCTCTACATCGTGAGCGCCGTCTGAACTCTCACGCTCTGTTAGCTTTACTTTAGGCTGTGGAGTTGAGTACCAGCCCTTGATAGTACGGGCGTTAAGGGCTGCACCTGTAGCCCCTCCCGTGCCGTTGATATGAACCTTGCGCCCGCCCTTAGAAATGACGGCTTGCCATGTTTGCATTTAGACCCCCTGAGCCTCATACAGTGCGTTTCTATGAATGATTGTAGCAGCGGTGTATAGGTCATCATCTGCACGTACAACGTTTGTGTTAAACGTCTGATTGATTTTCGTACTTGTAGAAGAACCGTTAGACCATGAACTCAACATAGAACCATTACGGCTAATGTCCAACTGAACGCCGTTGATATTGTCGTTAATATCCTGTCGCATACCACTGAACGGGTCAGACTTTTTCCAACCGACATCAATACCAACTGCAACGCCTTTTGCCATGTTTACGCCGATTAAGTCACGCATAAGCCTAGACGGTGAGTGAATACCTAAGAAACCCTTTACGTTATTGATTGCGCTCTCAATGCCACCACGTAACGCACTTGTAACGTTTCCGATTGCACCCCTAATACCGCCTACTATGCCGTCTACGATATTGCGACCGATTGAGCCTATACCGTTAACTACCGTATTAAGCCCGTTTCTAAGGTTTGAACCAAAGTCATCGGCTGCCCGTCTAGCACCGTTGGCAAAATCAGACGCAAAGCGGGAAACGGCGTTAACCATTGAATTGAAAGCGTCTCCAACAAGTGAGCCTAAAGCCCTAACGCCCGCCATGAACATATTTACGGCTGGTACAACATCGTTATTTATCCAGTTAGAAATATTAGACAATGCGACTTGTACCGAACCAACAATAACGTTATATACCTCCATAAGTGCCATTCCTAAGGCTTGAGCGTACTCACCTAGCACGGTAAAAGCTAGACCAATAACGTCTAAGTAAGGCTGTAGCGCCTGAATAGCAACCAGCAAAACAGCCGCAATAATGTTTGCTAGTGCAGAAATGACATCAAAAACGATACTCAGAATAGGGGCTAGACCAGTTAAAACGCCCGCAATAAACTCAATCGCTCCCTGCAAAACAGGCATTAGCGCAATAGCTAGGTTTTCAATGACGGGTATAAACGGCTCTGAAATATCAACGATGAACTGAATAGCGTTAGCAAGTGTAGCGGTTAGAACGTTTCCGATATCGTTCAACGAACCAACAATAGAGGTTATACCAGCCTGTACAGTAGGGTTATTGAATACCCTTACAAGCATATCACCCACATTTTGCAGGTGTTCAGCTACAGGGTCTAAAGCACCATTCAGATTGTCGAACATTTGACCGTCAATATTGAGGGCTGGTAGCTGAATACCGATACCCGCTAAAGCGTCTGTGATAGCTGAACCCAAGCCTTGAACCATTTGAGGGATTGCGTTAATCAAAGCCGAACCCAGCCCCGCCATAATGCGCCCCGCAACGGGTACAACGTTATGAACAACGTTTCCTAAAGCCTCTACTACATTTTGGACTAACGGCTCTAGGTCGATACCGTCTTTACCGATACCAGCAACAAAATTAGTCCATGCAGCGCCTAAGGACGTGATAGAACCCTCGATAGTGGTAGCTGCCTCTCTAGCGGTAGTACCAGCGATACCCTGCTTTTCCTGTACAAGTTCAATAGCTGTGACAATATCGCTAAAGCTATCAATGGATAGGTTAGCAGCTTGACCGTTTGCGGCTGCGTAAGCGTTAGCGTCTGCAATAAGTTGCTGCATACCCTCTTTTGTGCCTGCGTATCCCAATTTCAGATTATCAAGCATCATGAAGTTCTGTCGTGCGAACCCCTGAAACGCCTGAGTAACGCTATCGGCGTTAGTGCCGAACGTGTTTACATTGTCACTAATAGCCCTCATAGCTACATCGGTCTGTTGAGCAGCTGCGACCGTGTCACCGCCTAAGGAGTTAATCAGACTAGCAGAAAAGCTAGTAGCTACCTCCATGTACTGATTAGCGTCCATACCCGCTGTTTTCCATGCGTCATTAGCGTTTTTGAACACTAAATCTTGCGCTGCCTGTAGACGGTTATACTCACCCTCAACCTCAGATACAGACTTACCAACGCTAGCAGCGTATTCCTCGATTGATTTTCCCGCTGTACCGTATAGCTTTGAAACGCCGCCCGCTAGCTGCTCATATTGCGAGTAAGCCTCGAACGCTTGTTTTGCAAAGCCAACAACCGCCGCCGCTACCGCTGCAAACGCTGCAATACCAGCGATTTTCAAAGCGTCAAACGTGCTACTTGATTTGTCACCTACAGAGCCTAGGGCTTTATCTGTAGACCTTACGAACTCATTGACCTTACCTTTAGCGTCTCCCGTTAGCACGTCAAGCGTGATTTTTATTGCGCCGTCAGCCAATTTTGACCTCTTTCTGCCTTATGACCTGCTAACTTGAGGGTTACTTTAGGGTTACAGTGTAGCCTTGCCAAACGCCCAGTCAGCCCAATCATCGATAGCCTTATCCTGTACCGCCTTTTGCTCAGTCATGAACGTATGTTTCGGCGGTAGGGTATAGGCTCTCTTAGCCTTTTCCATGCTCTTATTATAATCGTCTTTATCTGCTTTCTTGAACGTGCGATAACCCATAATCTTGGACATTATGCACGTTTCAGGCAACGACCTAAAAAGGGCTAGAAACCTATGCCAATGCATTTTTAGGGCGGGGTCTGTGAGGTCTATCCCATAGGCTTGTTGGAACGAACCTACGATATAGTCACCGTCTCGAATAAAGTCGAACGCTTGTACGGTTTCTGTTGCCTTGCCTACAGGGGTTACAGGAGCGCTTAGTGCGAACTGTTGAGCAACCTCTACCCAGCTGTCACCCTGTGGTATATCACTCTCGAATATTCCATACTCAGCTATACCGTTGACCTCTAGGCTCTCTAACCATGCTAACCACACTCTAAAGTCTGTTTTGATAGCGAAAACCTCCCCGTCAACCTCTAAGGCGGCGGGGAGGTCTGAATATCTCAGGTCAATCATTAGATAGCCTTGAAAACTTGCCTTGAGTTCTTATTAGCAGCTGCCACGTTTGCCATAGATTGAGCAACGTCTACCATAGGTTTAATACGGTCTAGCTGCTCATTTACGCCCTGCGTGTTAGCCTCGAACATAGGGGCGCTATAGGCGTTGGCAACGTCTGAGTAGACCTTAGACAACTCTACAAGGTCAATATCGTCAATCTTAGACCCGTCTAGGCGCTCTTTAAGGTACTCAGCGGGTAGACATAGCTTTACAAAGGCGTATTTAGCCTTGACCGTCTCAACAATATCGGCGCTCTGTGTGACCTTGCTCATTTCTGCCATTAACTTTGTTGTTAGCTTTGGCAACTCGAACGTAATACCTTGATTGTCTGTGTACTCAACCATTGTTTTACCTTTCTACGTGAATAAAAAGGGGGCTAAAGGTTACCCCTTAGCCCCTTAGTATAGCACGGTCTAAATCTTAGACGCTAGCAGCTACAAACTTGACGTTATCAGTACCCAAGCCCGTAAGAGTACCCATAGTAGGCGTACCGTTCAGACCAACTTTGAACGAAAGAGTACCGTCTACGGTGTTCAGCGTGTCAATGATAACGCTAGCCTCTTTCCAGCACATAGCGTCTGTAGTTGCGCCTGTAGTCATGCTAGGCAAGCCAAGAACAATAGGAACGTTGCAAGCCGTACCGATAGGGAACTTCTTAGCGTACTCAAACATGAACTTGAACAGGGGGTTCTCATTGTCTAGGACAATCTCCTGTGGCAATTCAGGCTGGTAACCTGTAACCTCTGTACTGTCGTTCTTGCTGCAAATGTAGCCCTTTGTGTCCGTCTGAGCGTTGAACGAAAGTTCAAACTTAGTGGACTTGTCGATACGTACCAGCTTAGAAAGATTTTTCTGTTCAGAAACATCAATCAGCGGTACAAATTTATCCCTTGTTAGCTGCATAATTATGCCTCTTTCTCCCAATACACGATATCGCATAAAAGCTGATAACGGGCGTTACCAGTTTCACTATAAACCGCTGAACAGTCAGGGATATTTTGCAGCGGTTTAATTGCCCTAATTGTACACGATTTCCCAAAGTCAGGCATATTGTCGTTGAGATACTGCGCCGTTATCCAGTCTGTGACTTTCTCGCCGAACTCAATAGCCTCAATGTTGACCTTATCGTAACCAGCCGACCAGCTTTTAACAAAGACAATCGAAAACGTGTATTTGCGTTCCTGCGTACCGTCAATAAATGCGGTGTCTAGGTCGGTGTTAGATACCACATTTACCGATATTTCTCCCTCTTTCATATCGGTAGCGTTGATTTTAAGGCGCTTACCAATCAGCGGGTTAGTCTTTAACCATTCTTGAACCGCTTTAGTCTTACCCTGTATGTTCATTAGATACCTCTCAGAGACTTTCTAAGCCATTCTAAGGCTTATTTACGCCGTTTCCTAAGTGCTTACCCGTTTTAGTCTATTGTAAGGCTTAAAACGGCTCTAGTGCCTTTTGTTGAGAAAGTTCGTTCCAGCCCTACACAAATCTTCTAGGTGTGCAGCCAAATAGGGTCTATCCCAGTGAGTGCTGGCCAACGGGTGTCGTTCTTTGGAGATACGCATACGGTCACCGTAATAGACATAGCGGGCGTATGGCGTGTTATAGGTCACTGCGAACGGCTCAACGGTTGCGCTTGCTGCAAGTATACCCGTGAACATAGGAACATAGGGCGCCATTCCACGGGCTGCCTCTGTTGCTAGGAAACGTCCTAGAGTAGGGTCTGAGTTAGCCCCGTCAATGAATGCGTAGACTTTTCCTAAATCATGTTCAATCTTTGCCATAGTTGCGCCAATTTCTTTTTATATTTTCTTTAACCTATATTATCTATTTCTAGATTATCT